TCTGATGTAAACCAAGGTATGCGTATCGCCACAAGCGGTACAGGTAACCTCGTGTTGGACTCCGCAGCCTCTACGACCATTCAGACTACTGGTCAAAACGGTGACGTTCTGATTCAATCGTCCGGTCAAGGCGCTCTGACCCGCCTGACATCTGCGACACAGGTGACCATCACTGCACCTACCGTGGCAACTGTGGGTGATCAAACCATCTCTGGTAACCTGACCGTTACAGGTAACTTCACAGTGTCCGGTACTCCCACTACCGTGAACTCCACAGTTCTGGTGGTCAAGGACAACATCATCACCGTGAACAAGGGTGAGACTGGTTCTGGCGTCAGCTTGCGTTACGCTGGCTTGGATGTTGACCGTGGTGACCTGGCCCGTCAGCGTCTGCTGTGGGATGAAACATCTGGTAAGTGGGTTGCTGGCCCAACATCGCAAGAAGTGGCTTTGGCTACTGAATCGTATGTGACCACAGCTATCGCTGGTAAAGCAAACACCTCCAGCCTCGCTACCGTGGCTACCAGCGGCGCATACTCTGACCTGACCGGAAAGCCTACCTACGCTACCGTAGCATCCACTGGCGCTTATTCTGACCTCACAGGTAAGCCTAGCCTTGCTACCGTTGCTACCTCCGGTGCTTATGCTGACCTGACAGGCAAGCCTTCGCTGGCTACTGTGGCTACCTCGGGTGATTATGGTGACCTGATTAACAAGCCTAGCCTGCTGGCCTTGGGTTCTGTCGCAGGTGCTGCACTGGGTGTTGCTGCCGCTGGTTCTGCTACCACAGCCGCTCGTTCTGACCACGTTCACGCAGCGCCTACAAGCGTTACAGGTAACGCCGGAACCGCCACTGCACTGCAAAACGCCCGCCTGATTGCCGGTGTATCGTTTGACGGCACAGCCAACATCAATATCCCATTCTCTGGATTGTCTAGCATCCCGACAACAATCTCTGGTTTTGGTATTACTGATGCCTACACAAAGACCGCTGTTGATACAGCCCTCGCACTGAAAGCAACCGCTTCTAGCTTGGCAACCGTAGCAACTTCTGGTTCTTTTGCAGATTTGATTAACAAACCCACTACACTATCGGGATACGGAGTAACTTCTGTAACCGGCGGCGCATTCTAAGGAGTAACACACATGTCCCAAACAGGCTACACCCCCATCCTCTCGTATGCTAGCGGTACTGCATCGGCAGTGCCCTCTGCATCAAACCTGACCAGCAGCGCCTCGGGTGCTGAACTGGCAGTGAACTACGCAGATGGAAAATTGTTCTACAAGGATAGCGGCGGCGTTGTTCAGGTTATGGCTTCCAAGGCCACAGGCTCTATCGGCGGCGCTACTACCCAAGTTCAGTTCAACAACGCTGGCGCATTGGGTGGCTCGGCTTCCCTGACATGGAACGGTACAGTTCTGACCTCTTCGGGATTTGCTGGCCCATTGAACGGTACTGTGGGTGCTACTACTCCTTCCACTGGTGCATTTACAACCCTGTCGGCTTCCTCTACCGTTTCTGGTACAGGCTTTAGCACTTACCTTGCATCTCCTCCCGCTATTGGTGGTACTGCTGCTGCCGCTGGTTCGTTTACTACTCTGAATAGCACAGGCGGCGCACTGAATGGCTCTATCGGCGCTACAACTGCAAGCACTGGTGCGTTTACAACAACCACCGTCAGCACAAGCGAAACCTTGTCTTATGGCACAGCCAACGGCGTGGCTTATCTCAACGGCTCTAAGGTACTGACCTCGGGGTCTGCGTTGACGTTTGATGGGAGTCAGCTTGCTGTAAATGCAGCGGCTGGTGGCATCAATATGGTGGTGTCAAGCAGCGGCAACACAGGCTCTCGAATTGTTGGCGGCACGGGTGCGGGGCTTGGCGCATATCTCAGCCTGCAAGCACAAGGTACTAATGCATTTTTGATTGGCACCGAATCATCAGTAAGCGGCGGGACAAGCAACAATTTGATGTTTTACGGCTACGGCAGCAATAGCATTATTTTTGCTCCTGCTACAACTGAAAGTATGCGCCTAACCAGCAGCTTGCTGTCTGTTGTACCCGGTGCAACCATTCAAGGCCTCACAGTAGGACGTGGTGCAGGTGCTGTGGCTACCAACACTGCGGTGGGTTCTAGTGCTTTGGCGACTAATACGACAGGCAATTATTCTGCGGCGTTTGGCGACAGAGCCCTTACCCAAAATACTACTGGAGCAACCAATGCTGCCGTTGGCTCTCTTGCTCTTTATAGTAATACCACAGGCTCAAACAATGCTTCGCTTGGTTATTCGGCCTTGTATGGGAACACCACGGGTGGTGCAAACACTGCGGTAGGTCGTGAAGCCCTTCAAGCCAACACCACAGCCTCTAACAACACAGCCGTGGGTTATCAGGCGGGGTATACGAACAGCACCAATGGAGGACTTACAGCTATTGGTTATCAAGCGGCTTACACGACAACAGCGGAAAACGTAACGGCTCTTGGATATTTAACATTAAAGTCAAATACTACGGGCGCTGAAAATACTGCTGGCGGTGTAACTGCACTTTATTCAAATACAACAGGTTCATACAACACCGCTTGGGGTCGCGACGCTTTGCGTAATAACACCACAGCCAACAACAACACTGCTGTAGGGTATCAGGCAGCTTACACAAACACCACAGGCGACTTGCTCTCTGCTGTCGGGCGATATGCTTTGTACTCAAACACAACTGGCACACAAAACAGCGCAGTTGGGCAAAGTGCTTTGTATTCCAACACCACAGGCAACTACAACAACGCCTTTGGCAGTGGCGCTTTGCAAGTCAACAGCACAGGCTCAAATAACACTGCTATTGGTCAGCAAGCCCTCTACTTTAACACCACAGCCTCCAACAACACTGCTGTAGGTTATCAGGCGGGGTATACGATGACACTTGGTTCAGCCAATACATTTATTGGTTATCAAGCTGGATACAACGCGGCTTCTGGTGGATCGCAAAATACACTCAACACATTTATTGGGTATCAGTCCGGTGTTTCAATGACCACTGGACTTAAAAATTCGATTCTTGGTTCATTTTCAGGCAATCAAGGTGGCCTCGACATCCGCACAGCCAATAACTACATCGTGCTGTCTGATGGGGATGGGAATCCACGGGGTGTATTTGATGGCTCTGGTAACTTCTTGGTGGGGACTTCAACACCACAGGCAAAACTAACTGTTATAAACGGTTCAAACACAAACCGAGCTTTGTATGTTGAAGGCTATCCATCAGGTTTGCCAACATCATCGTTTTATCGCGACAATACTGATGCGCAATATGCAATAACTGTTCGTCATGACAACGCAGTCTCTACAAGCACTGGGTACATGATTCAGTTTCTGAATCAAGGTGGTACTGGTGTTGGTTCTATAACTTCGACTGGAACAGGTACTGCATACAACATTATTTCTGACCAACGTCTGAAAGAAAACATTGTTGATGCACCTTCTGCTTCTGGTGATATTGATGCTATCCAAGTTCGCAGCTTTGACTTTATTTCCGATAAATCTTCTGTGAAGTATGGCTTTATTGCTCAAGAATTAGTAAAAGTTGCACCTCAAGCAGTACACCAACCCGCCGACCCAGAAGAAATGATGGCGGTGGACTACTCCAAACTTGTCCCGATGCTGGTCAAGGAAATCCAATCCCTTCGTAAACGCTTGGCAGCACTTGAAGCCAAATAACCCAAAGGAAATAACATGACAACATTCACCACCACCATTACTTCGATGTACACCCTGCCCCAAGTTGAGGGACAGACAGATGTAGTCGTTAACGCCCTGTGGCAAGTCACAGGTGTAGACGGAACATACACTGCTTCCATTGACGGCAACACTCAATTCACCTTGCAGCAAGGCGCAGCATTCACTCCCTATGACCAACTTACGGAAGCGCAAGTCATTGGCTGGATTTCTGAGCAACAAATTACAAGCGCACAGCAATGTGTACAAGGGCAAATTGACAGCCTCATTACCCCGCCTGTCAGCCCGATGAACACGCCTTTGCCTTGGGCGGTATAACGGGAAGCCGCCACCCGACCTTGGCGGCACATTGAAAGGAACTACGATATGGAAAACAAAAAGCCCCAAATCGTGAACATAGACGGAGTTGAGTACGATGCGGCTGACTTTACGGAACAACAAACCGTATTGCTGCACCACTGCATTGACCTTGACCGCAAAATCGGCTCGACTCAATTCCAACTGCAACAACTCAATGTCGGTAAGGACGCCTTCTTGACTATGCTGAAAGATGCATTGAAAGAGCAGCCTGCCGAAGCCAAGGAAGCAGAATGACTGATGTAAACGAAGCTATTGCAGCAGCAGCGTCTGATGCACTGGTCAGCCAAGTGACTGGAAAGAAGTTCTATCTCTCCAAGACATTTTGGGTGAACGTGCTGTGCGCTGCTGCTTTGGCTGCACAAATGAAGTTTGGTTTTGTGGTGAGTGCTGACCTCCAGGCACTGGCCCTGACCGGACTCAACCTTATCCTCCGTAAACTTACAAACCAACCAGTGGTCTGGTAGGGGCTATCATGGAACAGCAAACCCTCATAAACTTAGTACTGGCAACAGCGATGACTGTTTGTGGGTGGTTTGCCCGTGAACTGTGGGCGGCGGTTAAGGACTTGAAGTCTGACCTTGCCAAGTTGCGTGAAGAGATTCCTAAAGTCTATGTCCAGCGGGATGACTACCGCGAAGACATGCGGGACATCAAAGAGATGTTCAACAAAATCATGGACAAACTTGAACTGAAGCAGGACAAATAATGTTTGAACTACTCGGTGGTGGTATCGCAGGCTCCCTTCTTGGGGGCCTTTTTCGCTTAATTCCTGAAGTTATCAAGTACTTTGATAAGAAGGACGAGCGCGACCACGAGCTTGCTATGTTTGATAAGCAATGCGAACTGGAGAAGGTTCGCGGCGCACAGAAGCTGGCAGAAATCGGCGCTCAACGCGAAGCCGCAGTAGACACTGGCGTGATGGACGCATTCAACGCAGCCATCAATCAACAAACAGAAATGGTCAAGGCCGCAGGGGGCCGGGTAGCCTCTCTATCCGCATCTGTACGCCCTGTAATGACCTACTACCTTTTGGTGCTGTACGGCGTGTTTAAGGCAGCAACCGTCATTGCCAATTACGGAACCCCCGAACTGATGAAGAGCGTATGGGGCGTGGACGACATGGCGCTCCTGTCTGGCGTGGTTAACTACTGGATACTCGACCGCACTTTGGCTAAACGAGGTTTGTAATGAACCTAGAAATCGCCGCAGAACTGTGTAGGCGGTTTGAGGGCTTCAGGGCGAAGCCCTATCTTTGCCCCGCTGGTATACCCACTATTGGGTATGGTTCTACCTATTATGGGCATGGAAAGAAGGTCACCCTCAATGACCCATTAATCGAGCAAAAAGACGCTAATGCTCTATTAATGAGTGAACTCCAGAACACATTCCTCCCCGGCGTCCTCAGAAACTGCCCCATCCTTGCCTCGGACGAGCGAAAATGTAATGCGATTGTTGACTTCTGCTATAACTTAGGTATAGGAAGGTTGCAAACAAGCACATTAAAGAGGAAAATCAACGCTCAAGATTGGGACGGGGCCAAAGAGCAGTTAATGCTATGGTCTAAGGGCGGCGGTAAGGTATTACCTGGCCTTCTCAAGCGGCGTCAAGCTGAAGTGGCGCTACTGTAGACACAACTTACGAGATTTTATAATGGCGCTTATCCCTTCTTGGGTCATGACATATGATTCTTTGACATCCACAGTACTACAGTACCTGGAGCGCAAAGACCACGCTGTTGTAGAAGCCATTCCCACCTTCATCTCGCTGGCTGAATTTGAGATAGCCCAAGAGATTAAGACCCTTGGACAACTTCAGGTAGCAGAGGCCAATATGCAAGTTGGCAACGCACTAATCCAAAAGCCCGCCCGCTGGCGAAAAACTGTATCCATGAGCGTAACCGTGGATGGAAAGAAGCAGCCAGTCTATTTGCGCAAGTACGAGTACCTGAAGAACTACTGGCCTGATACTAATCAGATTAGTATTCCGCTGTATTACGCAGATACAGATTGGGATCATTGGTATGTGGCACCAACACCTGATACGGCCTATGCCTTTGAGGTGCTTTACTACGAGCGCATAGCTCCATTGAGTTCTGCCAACCAGACCAACTGGATTACACAAAATTCTCCCAACGCCATGTTGTTTGGAACACTGCTGCAAGCTATGCAGTTCCTTAAAAATGACCAGCGTACAATTTTCCAGCAGAAATATACAGAAGCCCTTCAAGCACTGAAAGCAGAAGACGTTGCTCGTGTTGGTGACCGTCAAGCAGTGGCTATTGATAGCTAAAAGGAATCAACATGACTAGCTACGTTAATCCATACACTGGGGCTACTATTAGCCCATCGCAAGTTGGCTATGAAAACCTAATTATTGGTAACGATACTCTTCTGGAATGGCCCATCAATGGTAATACTGACAGCGTTGTTGCCAACATC